AATTTTATGCAGATCGTAGAGGCTGTAGGCAAGGTATATCATTTAGAAGAAGACCCAATGACAGGTCAACCCGTTCCCGTAAAGGGAGAAGAAACCCTAACTTCTATACCAAACAGTACAACGAGCATTGACATGATTGACAAGGGTATACTGATTGATAGTGACAAGATCATGATGACCAAGGTGATGAATACGAATATCAAGCAGTGCATCTCGGTAGGCGATGTTTATCTATATTCCATTGTTCTGCCTATTGAAGATTACCCTATTGTTCCTTTTATGAACGGACATAATAGGAATCCTTATCCAACAAGCGATGTCAGGCTTGTCAGGGGTCTTCAGGAATACATAAATAAGATTCGCTCTCTTATAGTAGCACATGCAAGCTCTTCTACTAACGTGAAACTCCTTATTCCTCGTGGTTCTATGAATAAGAAACAGCTTGAAGAAGAGTGGGCAAAGGCAGGTACTGCTGTTATTGAGTTCGATCCTGAGCTTGGACAGCCTATTGTGGCTGGACCCGTACCACTTCCTAACGAGCTTTATAAGAATGAGGCAGATGCGAAACAGGATATTGAAAGAATTTTAGGAATATATACATTCATGCAGGGTGATGTAGGCTCTGCACCGCAGACATTCAAAGGCACTATCGCAATGGACGAGTTTGGACAACGCAGGATCAAGTCCAAGCGTGATGATATTGAATCATCCTTAAACCAGCTTGCCAGGTCTGTAGTAGGCTTGATCCAGTTTGTATACCAGTCTGAAAAGACAGTCAGGCTGATCCAGCCCAATAATAAACCTAAAGAAGTAAAAGTAAACCAGAACATCTACGATGATGTGTCTGGAGAGCTGATTTCAAAGATCAATGATATAACAATAGGTAAATATGATGTAATTGTTGTTTCTGGCTCTACCCTGCCATCTAATAGATGGGCTAGATTCGAGTATTATATGGAACTCTTTCAAGCTGGCTTAATAGATCAGACTGAAGTACTTAAGCAGACTGATGTTGCAGATATGGAAGGAGTTCTTGAAAGGGCTGGGCAGATGCAGAAAATGATGCAGCAGGTCCAGCAGCAGCAGGAGCAGATCAAAAAGCTTAAAGGCGATCTGCAAACTGCACAGCGTGAATCTATACATGACCGCAAAAGAGTTGAGGTCAAAGAATTTGAGAAAAAACTGGCTAAGGCTGAAGCTAAAGCAGAGATGGCTACACAGCTATACAAAGAAAGAGCTTCAGATGAGCTTAAGAAACTTCGTGAGGAAGTGAAAAAAGCAACCAGTAAAAAGGTCGGTTTAAAATAGCGGTTGCTGAAAACAAATCGCAAAGGAGATAAACATGGCTGAAGTAGCACAAGAAGCTGGACTTAAAGTTGATGCTGATCCGTTTGGATATGGAGTAGAGGACTCAAAGGTTCCCGTTCAGGGAGCAGAGGTTCCGGCAGGTAATGACGTAACGAATACCAATTTATTCGAAGTCGATGTATCTGGACCATCAATCAACGAAACGCCTGTAGGAGAGCAACGGGCTGAAAGTGAAGATGTCTCTCAACAACCTGCAAAAGACGACCCGAGTAGGTTTGAATACTGGCAAAGTCAGGCAGACAAGGTGAAGGGTGAGTTGTCACAGACACAGCAGGAGCTTGCTTACTTTCGTGAGCAGGCTATGCAGGCTCAACAACAGACACCCCCCAATGGACAACCCAATGGACAGATGGTTCAGCAGGATTCATTGCAGTCACCCGTCAAACCGGAGAAACCAGTCAACTACAACGAGGTTGATGCGTACAATGACCCCGAAAGTGCTTCTTTCAAGTACCGCTTGAATAAAGAGAAGTACAACGATGACTACATTACATTTATTGAGGACAGGGAAACGAAACGTGAGCGTCAATACGCAGAGCGTTATCAACGGGCTATGATTGAGCAGGAGAGTAATAATCTTCGCAATAATGCCTATTCCCATGTTGTCAGTTCATATGGATGGGCACCCGATCAGGCACGTAATTTTGTCGAATGGGCTAGCAATCCAAATAACGTCACCGTTGACCATCTTGCCAAGCTGTACCAGATGAAGGACGCACCGAACGCTCAAGTTGAGCAACGCAAAGATCAGATCGTTAAGGAACGGGAGATAGCGTCAATGCCGAGGACCGCAGCTGTGGAAACTGGCAAGACTGAGCCTCCTATGAATGATGAAGATGTGTTCAATGCAGGTATGCTGGGCTGGAAGCGTTCATAAAGAAAGGACAATAAACAATGGCTGAAACAAAAAAGTCAATGTATAACGGCGGTACTGCCGGAGTCCTGTATACGGATCGAAGGGATTTCTACGTCAGCCCACAAGTTGTAAAAGAACTTTGGACTGATGTTGCCCCTTTCACTACTGTGATTTCGAACCGTGAAAGCAGGAAAGTGCCAGACCCAATTTTTAAGATGTTCGAGCATCGTAATCCTTGGGTAAAACAGAAGTGTCTTGTTAATGGAACACCAACACTAGATGACGATGATAGTGGCGATACAGTTGCAGTTACTGATATCGTTGGCTTGTCATCTACTCCAGATGATTCATGGATCGGATTGGTATTCGAATGCTGGAATGTTGCAGAAACAACTAAAGCTGGAACAGCTGTAGTTACTGCAGTATCAGGTTCTAACCTTACCATGAAGTCGCTTTCTGGAGCCGCATTCAGTGTCGTAGATAATGCCCCGATGTATGTGATCGGTAATGCACAAGGTGAAGGTATGACTGCACCTGAAGCGTGGGCTGATGAATTGCAGGTAGTCTATAATTCTTCTCAGATATTTAAGACTCCTTTGCAGATTACTGGAACACTCTTAGCTGCATCACTGCGTGGTGAATCCTCAGAGCTGGCACGTTTACGTGCACAGAAGAACCAAGAGCACAAAATGCAAAAAGAAAAGGCTTTCCTTTTCGGACAGCGTGATAGTGGAACTGGTTTAGGTGAAGCTGCATACGATGCAGGCAATAAAGCATCTAATGTTGATGAAACATTTGCTGACGATGGAAGAACAGATGCTTCAGGCAATGTTCTTAGGACAACCTATGGTGCTGTAAGTGCTATGGATAAATACGGCGAGACTGGTTCTTATGATTATCAGAACGTCTTTAGTATTTCAGAGGCTACTTATACCTATAACAGTTTTGTGGACGACATGGAAAAAGTTTTCCAGTATGTTCCTGAAGCTGGTGTAAAGAGAGCTTTCTGTGGTGCTGGTGCACTTGGATACTGGTCTAAAATGGCTGGTAGCGAAGGCATAGCTGGATCATCAGGCTGGACTGTTAATCTGAGTGATATGAGACGTGATTCTCTGGGCTTTAACTACAAGGTACTTGAGACACCTCACGGTATCCTGCAGTTGATTCCAACTCCCGCATTGCGTGGACCTTATAACAAGTACATGCTTGTTGTAAGTGAAGAGAACCTCTTCCATGCTCAGTATCGTTCACCTATGTATCAGGCTAACATTAAGACAGACAATGCTTTTGATGGAGTGAAGGATCAATACTTCTCTGATGAAGGCGTTGGTATGACATTAATAGAAAGTCATCATCTGTTTAAAGTTACAGATTAAGGAGGCTAATTATGGCTAGACCTTATATAGGTGGCTCAAGTGCTGCATGCGTAAGTAAGACTGCAAGTTTTTCTATTGGACAATCTGATCATGGAAAAGCTTTCATTCTATCTGGTAGTGCAATTACTGTTACATTACCTACTATATCAAGTTCCTTTACTGGATTTAGCTTTAAGGTTATATCTGGTGATGCAAGTGAACATGTGGTATCTGGTGGTGCAAGTAAGATATACTATCATGGTAGCTATGGTACTGATCATGCAACAAATACTGGTAGAGACATACACGAAACAGTATCATCTTTAACATTAAATGCTGGTGCAATTAATGATACGATTGATATTCTTTGTGATGGTACAAACTGGTATTGTAGTGGATCAACAAAAGCTACTGTTGATGCTTCTTAACAGCTAACTAAACTCGGGGGGAGATTAATAGTCTCCCCTCGAATTAAAT